TACACCCACGCACCAACTTCCATCCACTCTTCTTCTTTTACGGACACGGTGATGGATGGCTTGTGTTCGCACCAGTGCAGGGCATAGGTTTTCCAGAGTTCTAGTTGTTGGATAGCTGTCATCTCTGTGCGTGTCACTGCACCCTTTGGTGATTCCATAGGGAAGCTGAACACGGTTGTTGAGTCAGGCTTCATCACGTCACGCTCTGCTGGCACACCTGAATCAATCAAGAACTGTGTCAAGGGGTCTTTGTTGTCACCCCGCACTGTGCGAATGTAGTGGGGATTGTGACGAGCATGGATACCGCTGGCGGCATCGACAAGCTGGGATACAGTCCCACTGGGCTTCACGCAGGTGATTGCTGCAGACTGAGGAATGTCTAGCATCTTTGCAAACTCTTCGTTTACTTTGACAGCCTCTTCCTTCATTTCTTCTAGCCATCTTTTGCTGTCAACATTCTTGGACAACACATGATGATCCATGATGCCCGTCAACGACACACCCAACAGACGTTCTTCTTCTGTGTTCTTCTTCCAGATGTTACGCAGGTACTTGAAGTTGGTCAGCGTAGACTGGAAGGTACCCAGTATAGTTGACAGGCGTACCTTGCGCTTCAAGGAATCTAGGCTGTCTGATTCACGCACCACCACCTCTGACAAGTTACAGAATTGGTACGGGCGTAATACGATTTCCGAACACGGGTTCGTACCCCACATGTGCCCTTGCTCACGGCGTCCGTTGCGACCCACCTGTATGTCAGCAGCCTGTCTATTAAAGATGCCTCGCTCACCAGACTTAGACTCGTACAAGGATACCCATTCACGCATAAACGTACCCATCTCTGGCTTGCCTTTGTAGGCTACAGAGTTGTTAGCCAGCGCACGTTGAGGCTCGTTCTCCCACCACATACCGGACTTGGCGTGTGCCATCTGGTCATCATTCAAGTTGCTCAGTGAGATGAGTGCGCTACGACGTACACCGCCCACGACTACAATCTCGCCCACCTTGCACATCAGGTCGTGGCATTCAATAGGAAACAGCTTGCGTCCCCGTGCCTTCTTAAATGTTTCAACGGTGAAGTTAAACAGTTCAACTAGAGGTTGCGGCCCAGAGGCACGTCCACCCATCACCTTGAGACGTTCACCTGCAGGTCGTACAGCAGAGACATCAATCTGTGGAACTTGTCCTGCGTACAACAGGGCAACCAATTCACGGTAAGCCTTTGCCCATCCGGGCTTGCTGTCACCAACCTTGATGACGGTATCTGAATCGTGAAAGTTGTCGGAGATGGTAGGCAGCTTGTCCACGTTCTCACGCTCAACAGAGAAGCCCACACCTGTGCCACACATAAGAATGTACATGCACTCATCAAACGAACGGGGGCTGTCCACAGGAATATACGAACAGTTGTAGCCACACACGTTGTCGCGGTCTAGGGCGTCTCCAGATGTCATCATAGCCCGCATAGATGGCATGATTTGCAATCCCAATACAGCTTCTTCTAGTTCGTTGCGTAGGCTTGAAGGCAACTTGTAACCGTGGTTAGCACCTAGATGCCCTTCCATGTAGTCAAAGTATCTTGCCACTGTTTCGCCCCAAGTCTCACGGCGTTGCTCATCCTGTTTCCAACGGGCGTAACGTGACTTGTGGATAAATTCTTGGTAGGGTGTGGGTAGTGAATTATTCATTGTTTGTTCCTTCTTGATTTGGGTAATATACATCAACTGCAGAATTACAGTTTGGACAGTGTAGGTTTGTAACCATGACGTACTCTTCTTCTTCTTCTAAGTCGTGGTCTCCACCCCATATTAATTCGTGGTTGCAATGCCAGCAGTTCATTGCTTTATATCCACCAGCTTGTTTAGGTAGAACTGGGCTTTCTTGAGGTCTTCGGTTCCGTTTTTATAGCGGTATCGCCAGAGGTACTTGAGGATGTTTCCTTGCAAGTAGTGTTCAAAGCCGTCGCCTGTCGCCGCTGCGATTGCGTCGAGGCATTCGATACCTGCTTGATTGTAGTGTGGCGGGTGATTGACGTTATCGGCATCCCTACTTTTCTCTTTCATATATTCCTCGTGTCTCACCTGTTATCTCCACTGCCCTGTATATTACCAGATGCCATGCGGGACTTCAACTTGCTTATGTTCATCTCCGCAATCTGTTGCAGGGTGTAGCCTAGATCATCCGCAAGCAGGGCACAGTACCATAGAACATCCCCTATCTCTCGTGCGATTTCATTCTTGAACGCAGTGTCATCCCGCCCATCTCGAATAATCTTCTTTACCTTGTCCGCAACTTCGCCAGCTTCTCCCGCAAGTCCCAATGCCGTGTACACAATCTTTGCTGCTTCGGGATATATAGCCGTGTCTTTGGCCTGTGCCTGATAGTTGTTCAAGTTCCAATTTTCCCGAATCATTGTTCTCTCCCAAACTTAACTTTGACGATGTTGTCGTCTCGCCCTATGACTGTGGCCTTGTGGTCAGCCTCTGCTTCCTCGACTGCTTTTTCTAGAAAATCATAGGCAGCTATTCTAGCCATACCTGCGTGCAACACACGCTCTAGGTCTGACTCAAGAAGTTCTATGATGCCCTGTTGCACAACAGCACCTGCTGGTAGGTGTTCATCATCGTCGTCTTCATCTGTTGTGTCATAGGCTGTGAGATTGAACCCCTCTTCATCAGAGGGTGACATGATGATATACCACCTGCCACCCAGCAAGCTGGCTTTTTCTAGTCCAAGTTTATCATCCATTATTTCAACCACTCCTCTGGTATACTGCCTTCTGCCCATTCGAATCCGTTCTTCTCAGCCCATGCACCATACGTTGTTTTGCTTCCCTTGTATATCTTGTTTCGTGCATTTAGGAAAACAATACGAATGTCCAAGTCAGGATGTTGTTCTTTTATCAGAAGCATCTTAACACGATCACCCTTGTCGAAGTACCCCTTCGCTTCGATGATTATGTTTTGTTTTGTGAGATGAAAGTCTGGGGTGTAGGTGCGAGGCTTTGGTATGTACGTAAGTCGCATCTGCTCATATTCGTACGGAATTTTTTTGCTACTGAGTTTTTTCGCTATGGATAACTCAAAGTTAGATCGGAATCCTGCCTTACGATTTCCATGCTTCATAGTTGCATTCCTATCGATCCCATTCTTTGTATCACGTACCCTGCCACTTTGGGGGAAAGTTTTTCTATTGTAGAAAGTTCGTTTGTCAAACGATTCAAGGGGACGCATACAGTAACTCCAGAATGTGATACTCTGCCTATCTTTTGCAGTTCAGATTCAATACGGGTGATGTCACGCTTTTCTGTGTTTGATGACAGTGTGCCTAGTTCGCTGTAGTTGTCGCGCAGTGTGAGGGGCAAGCCTCGTTCATTCATACGAATACGAACAAGCCTACGCTCACCCCCGATACCACCGTGAGACTCGACATAGACGTGATGAAGGTCTTTGTTCATATCCATCAGTTCTATCTCGTAGTCTCTGACAAAGAGATACGGCACATCACACCTCTTTTGTTTTAAGTTTTGTGTACCACACTTTCGGTGGTGACTTTGCCTGTGATGTCACACGATCATGCAGTTCTGCTTTCGGCCAGCAGTGGCTTCTGTAGCCGCACAGGTTACACTCTTTTGCAAGTACCTTGTTCCCTGTCTGTAGGGTTTCGCCCTTGCGTCTGTACGTCTCAAACTCATCAGGGTACGGCTTGAACTCTTTGACGTTAGGGTCTGTCAGGAATTTGACACGTTCTTCAGCATCCGCCAAATATTTGACACGGTCTTCATCTTGCCATTCCGGTGCCTCAACAATAGCCACTTCACCGCTTGACTTGTTGACAACAATCCACCCGCCAAAAGGCATACCAGTTGCTGCAGAGTACAAGAAGCCCTGCATGACGTACCCAAATGGATCGTCTTCCTTGAGACCATCATACCCACCGAACCCAGTGAACTTGTTCTTGAATGCCCAGTCACTTGCGGACTTGATATCCCACACCTTCTCTGTGCCCGTCTCATCTCGTATGATTACGTCGAGTGTACCCTTGATCGTCTGGTCACCCAGTTTCAGTTCGACCTGTCTCTGGGCATCTACTATGTCAACGCCACCCTCTCGCATGATGAGCATGAGAATGGCTTCCGTGATGTCACCGAACATAAAGCGAAACAGCGTGTTATACTGCATCGATTCTTTTACGCCCTTCTTATCTAGGACTTGCTGACACAACGGACGACCTAGTCCGGACATGCGAATACGATACTCATTGCGCTTTTCGGTGAGTTGTCTGTTTACAGAGTGCCTTGTATCTTCCACAAAGGCAGAAAGACCTGCGGGGGAAACGCTGGTTTCCCCCCGCAAAGCTTTGGACATATAGTCCTGAATGTTAAGCAGCGTCAGCATCTTTGAAATCCGCCGCCAGATCGATGTCTGATCCATCTGACATAAGTTTAGATGCTTCTCTGTGTTCATTCATTACGTTTTCGTTGTGACCCTTGACGGTTTCCGCAAAGGTTCCCAACAGTTCCTTGTCTTCGTCCGAAATAGCCACAGTGCTATCGAACGTAGGCATTGGTGTCCAATAGGTTACACTGCCCTTCTTCTGCTTGTTGGTTCGAAGCAGGATGGTTGTTTGGGCCATCAATTTACTTTGCTTCGTAAGCCCCTGAATGAAGTCTGAGATGGGCTTGAACCCTGACCGCTTGAAGTACGCAATCATAGGCTCGTCCGTAACCTCGACAGGTGTACCATCCGCAGAGTGGAATGTGCCACTGATGCGTCCGTAAATAACTTGGTTACATACGACAGCGCGAGATGTTAGGTAACGCACATCATCCTTGTCTAGTATGTCCTCTTCATCACGAGTGAGACGACCACATTTGTTGCCCCCTTGCGTGTCGGGAAAGCCACCACCAAACGAGGTCTTCTGAACTGACTTGCATGAGAAGCCGCCCTTACCATCATTTGCTTCTGGGTCATACATAGAATACTCGTAGGTGCGAAGCAACGCTCGAAGCTTTACTTCTTTCGCAAAGATGTACTGTCCGTTGAAGAACATCTTCCAGTCACCCCTTGTCAGGTTGTGACCATCATCTGTTTCTTGATCGTAGTTAATGTTCAGACGAGGAAGCCCGACCTTCTCAGAGGCACCGCCACCTTGTCCGGTAAGCTTCATCATCTCTTCCACGTTATCGCTCGACATAGCCGCTACGATGTTGTCCAAATCGTTATCCATTTCCATTAGTTCGTTCCCTAGCATGATCCTATGATCTCCTTTTAGTTTAGGGGTTGGTAGAATGATATTACTAAACTACTACATGTAAGTCAAGCCAATTGTCGCCACTTTTTATTTCAATCTCGACAGGCATGTCATAAGTCACACCGTATCTGCGTTCTGTTTCTTCGGGCAGCGATAGCATTGCTTCTCGCATCAGCTTGATACAAATGTCAAATTCATCTGGGTGGCAATCCAAAACAATAGAATCGTGGACTGTGTTGCAAATGACAGATCGTAGTTTGTTTTCTTGAAATAGTTTGTCTAAGCGCACCAGTGCAGCGGGCAACAAGTCGGCAGTCGCAAAGCCTTGAACGGGGTAGTTGCATATGTTTGTCCGGTGTGTTGCCGTGCCGTACTTTGTCCACCGCGCATCAGGGAAAGCGTACTGCCTTCCGGACGGTAGTGTCACTACACGCTTTTCAACGGCCTCTCGCTGCAAGTCCTCGTGCCAAGCACTAACACCCCCGTACTTCTCCTTGAACGCCCTGTAGTATCGTTGTTGGGCCTCTGTGCCCGTAGTGCCACCGTAGAGAGGCTTGAAGGTGTGTGCCTTCGCTTCTTGTCGTGTGCATCCTATGACGCTGGCAGTGTAGTTATGTACGTCGGTGCCGATACGCACGTCATCGTATGCCTGTTG